TAATGTTTTCTTTAAATTCAAAATGAAAGCTAGTGGCGTAAACAAAAAGACACAAGAAAAGTTTACTCAAAGACCACAGCTTTTAGATAGTAAGAAAAATCCTATATCTCCGAGTATGAGTATATGGGGTGGTTCAATTATGAAAATTGCATATCAACCTGTTCCTTATTTCACACCAATGTTAGGTGCAGGAGTAAGTCTCAGATTAAAAGCAGTTCAAGTAATCAAACTAGTAGAGGGCAAATCAAATAACATCTTCAAAGAAGAAGATGGTTTTGAAGCTAAACCTGAGAAAGAGAACTCAAATGCACAACCGCAAGAAGTACAAACGAGTTCGGATTTCTGACAAGGTTGAGTTAAAATCAGGATTAGAAGAAATAATTTACAACGAACTCAAAAACAAAAAAATTCATTTTGTTTATGAGGGAATGAAAATTATATTTCAACTACCTACTCAACAGAAAACCTACACACCTGACTTCCCAATAAATAATTCTTTTATTGTGGAAGCCAAAGGTGGTTTCAATTCACAAGATAGAAAGAAGCACAAACTAATAAAGGCACAAAAACCTGAATTAGATATTCGTTTTATCTTTTCAAATTCAAAAACCAAAATCGGAAAAAAATCATTAACAACTTATGGCAAGTGGTGTGAACTAAATAATTTTAAATACCATTGTGTCCAATCAACAAAAAAACCATTCCCAGATGAATGGTTGAAAGAAATTAAAAATGAGAGAAGAAACTAAATATATAGTAATCCATTGTTCTCAAACGAGACCATCACAAAAAGATGTAGATGCAAAATGGATAGACAGAATACACAGGTCTAATGGGTGGCTTAAAATTGGCTATGCACGAGTTCTAAAAAGAGATGGCACTTGGGAGCAGGGTCGTGAAGATGACGAAGTTCAAGCACATGTCAAAGGTTACAATCATTGTTCTATTGGAATTTGTTTAGTCGGTGGAGCAAAAGAAGAAAATTGGAAACTTGAAGATGATAATTTCACAGGGGAACAATTTGAAAGTTTAAAAAAAGAATTAACAAGATTAGTTTTAAAATATCCTGATGCAAGAATTGTTGGACACAGAGAATTAGATAATAAAAAATTCTGTCCTAGTTTTGATGTTAGGCAATATTTACTTAATGAAGATATTCCTAATTACAAATTCCAAGATGGTTTGACATCAGAAACCGATTTACAGGAATTGCGTGATGACGGAACAATCTAATGAAAAGTTTCTTTGTCATGCTCCTTGTAATAATTGCGGTAGCCGAGATAATTTAGCAATCTACGAAAACCATACATACTGTTTCGGTTGCCGCATTTATTTAAAAACAGATGGTCAAACTCTTGACCTAAAAACAATTAACAAAAAAGAAAAGGAACACAAGATGATAACAGGAAAAATAGAAGCACTTCCTAAAAGGAAGATTACTTCAGAAACCTGTAAAGTATTTAATTATGAGACTGGAATATATAATGGTAAGCACTGCCATATATCTAATTATTTTGACAAACAATATAATAGGGTAGCACAACATATTCGTTTCCCAGATAAATCATTTATTTGGATAGGCGACACTGACAAAATCACTTTATTTGGACAAAACCTTTGGAGAGATGGCGGAAGAATGGTCGTAGTTACAGAGGGAGAACTAGATGCAATGTCTGTTTCTCAATGTCAGAATAATAAATTTCCAGTTGTTTCTGTACCATCAGGTGCGGCATCAGCAAAGAAATATATTTTAAGAGAATTGGAGTGGCTAAGTAAATTTGAAAAAATTGTACTTTTTTACGATAACGACCCTGCAGGTAATTCTGCAAGTATTGAATGTGCAAACATTCTTCCAGTTAAAAAAGTTAGAATAGTTAAAGCACAAGGCAAAGATGCAAATGATTTACTTCAAGCAGGTAAATCAAATAAAATTATAGATGCTATATGGGAAGCTAAAACATTTTCTCCTGCAGGTATTGTTGAGGGTAGTGAAACTAAAGAATTACTTTTAAAAGATGAACATTTTGAAACTTATCCTTACTGTTGGAATGGCTTAAATAAAAAATTATCTGGAATTAGATTAGGAGAAATAAATTTATTAACTGGTGGAACTGGAACTGGAAAAAGTCAGGTCTGTCGTGAGATAGCTTTTCATCTTATAAGTCAAAAAATTAAAATTGGATATATTGCTTTAGAAGAAAGCGTTAAAAGAAGTCTTCAAGGTCTTGTATCAATTCCATTAAATAAACTAATTCATATACCTGAAGTTAAAAAGAAAACTTCAGAAGAAGAAATTATTAAAGCATGGGAAGAAGTAAAAGATAACGTTTGTTTCTTTGACCATTTCGGTTCATCAAATTCTGATGACCTGATGAATAAGATTAGGTACATGGTTAAAGCGTTAGACTGCAAAATTATATTTTTAGACCATATCTCAATAGTTATTTCAGCATTAGAAGATGGAGATGAACGAAGATTAATAGATAACACAATGACTTCGTTAAGAAGATTAGTAGAAGAATTAAAATGTGGAGTATTTATAGTTTCACATCTTAAAAGACCTGAGGGAAAAATTTCACATGAACAAGGTTTACAAGTTAGTCTTGCACATCTTAGAGGTTCACATTCTCTTGCAACTATACCAAATCAAATTATTAGCTTTGAAAGAAATCAACAAAGTGAAACAGAAAATAATATTTTAACTGTCAGAGTTTTGAAGAACAGGTTTAGTGGAGACACAGGAGTTGCTTCAACTTTAATTTACAACAAAGATACTGGTCGTCTAACAGAGGGCGATTTTGATGGATAATAATTTATTAACTAAATTTATTTTATCTTTCTTAGTTGAAAAAGAAGATTATTTAAAATTATCACAAACACAACAACAGTTGGTATTTGAAACTTGTAAAACAATTATGACCGCAATTTACAACGCCATTAAATTTGAAAATGTATATCCAGTAATTATGTGCGGAGATGTTGAAGCAAAACAAATTATTGGAAAAGCAATTAAATCAGTAGAACACATTTTACCAAGCACAAACAAAATTACGATTTCACTAATACATTAAAAAAAATGAGAAGTTTAATAGAAAGTCTTATTGATGTAGGCAGTGGTTTAATTTTAGCAATTTTAATACAGCTATATATTTTTCCATTTTTTGATTTGTACCCAACAATAGTTGATAGCATTGGTATTGCATTAATTTTTACCGGAGTTTCTGTAGGACGTTCTTGGTTATGGAGATTGTTATTTAAAAAATTTTAATTATGAAGCTAATTTTGGACGTGGAGACTAATGGTTTCCTGGACAAGATAGATTTCAAAGTTCATTGTATGGTTTGCAAGGATATAACGACTGGAAAAGTCTATAGTTATAATCCTGACCAATTGAATGATGGTCTACAGTTACTAAAGAAAGCTGACCTATTAGTTGGGCATAGTATTTTAGGATTTGACCTACCTGCTTTAGAAAAAGTATTTGATTTTCATTATAAAGGTGCGGTGCTAGATACGCTTTTATGCTCACGTCTTATTTGGGCAAACAGAAGCGAACTTGATTGGCAGTATAAACAATTGCCTGCCAAACTATATGGAAAACATTCGTTAAAAGCATGGGGTTATAGAGTAGGACTGCGTAAGGGAGATTTTCAAGAACACAATACTTTTGATTTTTGGACAAAAGATATGCAGGATTATTGTGAAAGAGATGTTGAAGTTACATTTTTATTATACAAATTAATTTCAGCAGAAAAATATTCTCTTAATGCTCTTTTATTAGAACACAAGTTTGCTCGTTGGATAATTAAAATGGAGCAAGGTGGTGTAGATTTTGATGAGACGTCTGCTCAGACGCTATACACAATCCTTACTAAGAGAAGACTAGAGTTAGAAAGTAAACTTTCTCTAGTCTTCGGAAGTTGGAAAAAATCTACAGGATTTAAAACCTATAAAAGAGACAACAGAAAAAGAGGAATTAAAGCAGGCGTTCCAATAGAACAATTCAAAACAGAAATTTTTAATCCAAATTCAAGGGAGCATATTGCAAGTAGATTACAAACTTTAGGTTGGAAACCGAAGTCATTTACCGCAACTGGTAAAGTTGAAGTGAATGAAAGAATATTAAAAGAACTTCCTTATCCTGAAGCAAAATTAATATCAGAACACTTAATGGTTCAAAAAAGATTAAGTCAATTATCTGATGGCGACCAAGCATATTTAAAATTAAACAAAAAAGGAAAAATTTATGGAAAAGTCATTACGAATGGAGCAATTACTGGACGCTGTACGCACCACAGTCCAAACTTGGCAAACGTTACTTCAAAAGCCAGTGAGTATGGTGCTGAGATGCGTTCTCTTTTTATTGCTCCTACCGACATGGTTTTTCTTGGGATTGATTTTAGTGGTCTTGAGCTTAGGGTACTTTCACATTACCTGCATCATTACGACAGTGGGGATTTTAAAAAATCAATACTTGAAGCAGATATACATTCCAAAAATCAAAAATTACTCGGACTTCAAAGTCGTGCTAAAGCTAAAACATTTATTTACGCTTACATTTATTCTGCAGGAAATGAACGCTTGTCAGACATACTTGATGTCTCTGTTACAGAAGCCAAAAGAATAAGAGAAAAATTTGAAAAAGCCATTCCTGCTTTAAAGGATTTAAAACAAGCAGTTGCAGTTAAATATAGAAATCAAAAATGGATTTATGGTTTAGATAAAAGAAAATTAATGTGTAGAGCAGAATATAGTTCTCTTAATACATTAATACAAAGTGCAGGTGCTTTGTTAGTAAAAGCAGGAACTATTTTATTAAATCAAGAATTAACTTCAGCAGGATTAGTTTGGGGTAAAGATTATAGAATGGTTTTGCATGTCCATGATGAAATGCAATTTGTTGTTCATAAAGACAAAGTAGAAAAATTTAAAAAACTAGCTTCCACAATATTTGAGAAAACACAAAAATTCTTTAACTTCAAATGTCCATTGGCAGGAGAAATTAAAGTAGGACAAAATTGGAGTGCCACACACTAATAAGTTTGATTTAGATTTGCAGTTTGGCAAAAAGTTTGAAAACGCATTTCAAAAATTTGCAAACGGAACTGTTGAATGTAAGTGTGATAGAATTTGGCATAGAACAGGCAATGTATATATAGAGACTGAAAGTAGAGGAAAACTTTCAGGTATCAATACAACAACCGCTAAAAACTATGCTTTTTGTTTATATTCAAAAGACAGAAATGATAATGACCAAATTTGGTTAATTATCCCAACTCATTTATTAAAAGAATTTATTAAAGATTATCCCATTAGAAAAGGTGGAGATAATTATACTTCTAAAGGTCATATCGTTCCTGCAAAAGATTTAATTGATTTTCAAATCCAACAACAAAAATTTCATGTCCAATAAATTTAAATATCAAAAATATAAAATAACTTGGTACGACCCAACTGCTAATTCAGAATGGCAATCCAAAAAAGAATTACAAGAATTTACACCTGAACAATGTGTAATAGAAGCATACGTTTTTTCTAAAGATAACAAGTTCGTTAAAACTTTTTCATCTTGGTCAATAGATAGAGATGGGGATTTTAACTTTGGAGATACGAATGTTTTACCTAAAGCAACAATAATAAAAATGGAGAAAATATATGACAGAACAAAATGAAGCACACCTTGAATTGCATGATGCAAATAAAGATAAATTATTTCAAGAAAAGAAAAAAATGAAGAACATGAAAGATTTCTTTGCTAATCAATCTAAAGTTATGTTGGTTGATGGAGACCTATTAGCTTACAGGATTACTTCTAGTTTAGAAGAACCAGTTGAATGGGAAGATGATGTTTGGACTTTATGGTCAGACTTGAAAAGAGGTAAACAATTATTTTTACAATCTGTTGGCTTTTATATGGGTTTAACAAAATCTAGAAAAGCTATTATTTGTTTTTCTGATAAAAATAATTTTAGAAAACAATTAGACAGTAAGTATAAATCTTTTAGAAAGAAAGTTAGAAAACCTATTTGTTATAAACCACTGAGACAATGGATAGAAGACACACATGAAACTGTATCTTATAAGAACTTAGAGGGAGATGACGTAATAGGTTTATTAGCTACAGGAATATATAAAAATCAATCTGTCATAGTTTCAGGAGATAAGGATATGAGAACGATACCTGCTCCTCAAGTTTGTATTGTAGATGACCAAATAGAAATTATAGATGAAAACCTTGCTGATTATAATTTCTGCACACAAGTTTTAAAGGGAGATAGCAGTGATGGCTATCCAGGTCTTGTTGGTTGCGGAAGCGTTAAAGCATCTAGAGTTTTAAATGAAAAGAAAAATTTAATAACTCAATGGGAAGCAGTTCTTCAAGAATATACAAGATGTAAATATTCTATTGATGATGCTTACCATCAAGCAAGACTTGCCAGAATATTAAGAGAGGGCGAGTACAATTACACAACACATAAACCAAAACTATGGGATTACCAATATGAACACTATAGAAATTTTAAAGAAAGCAGAAAAGTTAGTTAGTGAAAGTCGCCATGAAAAACATGGAGACAAAACTATTAATCACGAAAATATTGCTAGACTTTGGACTGGATATTTACAGAACAAATTTAAACTAGCTTTAATTATTTTACCTGAAGATGTAGCAAACTTAATGGTTCTTTTAAAAATAGCTAGAACACAAGCAGGTCAATTCAATATTGATGACCAGGTAGATGCTTGTGGTTATGCCGCAATTTCAGGAGAGATAGCTGAGAAGCGGAACAGCTTAAAAAGTTCCACTTTAGGAGTATCCAATGCAAAGAAAAGTACCAATACCAATAATAAGTAAAGAACTTATTGAGTATTTAAACAGTATTTTTCCTGAGAAATCTGCTGACCTAAAGGATACTGAAAAAGAAGTCTTCTTCAAAGGGGGACAAAGGTCAGTCGTAAATCATTTAATACAACAAAAGAAAATACAAGAGGAGAATTAAATATGTGTGTATCAATCAAAGCACCCAGTCCACCGCCTATGCCAGAACCAATTCCCATTCCACCAAGAAATACAGTGAGTGGTGCAACAACGAAGCAAAATGCTCCAATGGTTGCTGATGCAAGCGGTAGAGACGTTAATGTTGCTTCAGCTTATACAAGAAGACGTACAGGCAGAGGTTCATTAAGAATACCTTTAGCGTCAAGCGGACTAACTAGAAGTGGCTTAAATTTACCGAGTGCGTAATAATTAATGAAGTCGGAAAGATATGTCCTGTCGGATAAGGCAGTAGAAGATAGAAATTCTATTCAGGCACAATACAATAAATTAGAAATTAATAGAGAACCTTACTTATCAAAAGCAAGGGAATGTGCTGAATTAACAATTCCAACTTTAATCCCACCTAAAAATATTTCTGAAGCAACAGAATATAAATCCCCATATCAAAGTATTGGTGCAAGAGGAGTGATGAACTTAGCATCAAAATTGATGTTGGCACTTTTCCCACCTCATGCTCCATTTTTTAGACTAAGTATTGATGATTTAGTTTTTAAACAAATTCAAGCTGACCCTGCAAGTAAATCTAAAATAGAACAAGGATTATCTAATATTGAAAAAGCAGTAATGGATAATATGGAAGTTTCTAATGATAGAGTTGCAGTCTATGAAGCACTTCGTTTACTTATTGTAAGCGGTAATGTTCTTTTAAGATTAACTGAAAAAGGTTTAAGAGTTTATAGACTAGAAAACTATGTCATTAAAAGAGACCCACAAGGTTCAATTTTAAAAATAATTATTAAAGAAAGTATTGCTTTAAATACTTTACCATCAAAAATTAGAAGTGCAGTTTTAAAAGTTAATGATGTTAAAGAATACGAAGATAAAGAATTAGATTTATATACTTGCATAACTAGAGAAGCAAATGGTTATAAATTAATGCAAGAGTGCGGAAAGAAAATAATTTTAACTAAAGATTATAAATTAGATAATTTACCTTTCATTGCTTTAAGATTTAATAGAGTTGATGGAATGGATTATGGTCGTGGTCATTGTGAAGCATTTTTAGGAGACCTAAAATCTTTAGAGGGATTAACTAGAGCAATATTAGAGGGAAGTTCTGCTTCTGCTAAAATGCTTTTTCTTTGTTCTCCATCAGGAACAACTAGAGCATCAGCAATAGCTAAAGCACCTAATGGTGCAATCATTGAGGGTTCTGCAGGAGATGTTTCAGTTTTACAAGCTAATAAGTTTGCTGATTTTAGAATTGCTTTTGAAACAATGAATAGAATTGAAACAAGATTACAATTTGCTTTTCTTTTAAATTCTTCAGTTCAAAGACAAGCAGAAAGAGTTACCGCAACAGAAGTACAGCTTGTGGCAAATGAGCTTCAAGATGCTTTAGGCGGAGTTTATGGAATTTTAACAACAGAATTTCAGTTACCTTACATTAATGCAAAACTATCAATGTTAAGAGAACAGAAATTATTACCTGATTTACCTAAAGAAATAGTGCGTCCAAAAATAATAGTTGGTTTGGAAGCATTAGGTAGAGCAAGTGA